AATGAATATTAGACAGGATGTCACGAACAGTTCCACGGTTCCATTCTTTGCCGCTCATTGTTTTAACGCCCATTCTTGTCAGCGTCCCGGCAATCTTCCATGTTGACCATCTGTCTACTGTGTACCAGTCAAAAATCATTTTGACATATTTGGCTTCATCATTCGGAACAAGTGTGCGTTCTTTTTTGCTTGGCTTTACGATGTCGTAACCAAACGGACGCTTGGAAGGGACATAGTTTCCTTCTAGCACAGATTGAAGCTTTCCGGCATCCAGACGGCGCTTGATGGTCTTGTATTCACGGCGTGACATGAACAGGCCGAATTCAAAATATTCCTGGTCAAATTCGTTGTGTGGATCATAGACCTTGGCTGGGGTGATTATCTTGGCCCCTGACGCTTGGAAGGCATCTGCAACTTCGCCCTGATACTTGGTGTTTCCACGGGCTAGCCTTTCAACTTCAACCACCAAAACGCCTTTGTATTTGTTCTGATACACGTTGGAAAGCAGCTTCTGGGCTTCCGGCCTGTCTTCAAGGGATTCACCTGAAACAAGTTCATGGAAGACATCAATCTGATCCGGGTGGATGTCATGCTTTGCTGCAAGGTTTTCAAGAATGTGCCTGTGCCGTGCCAGGGTTTCACCTTCGCCCATGGCTTCCAGTTCCATGTCCATTCTTGACTTACGCAAATACATTGCATAGCGGTCTTGCGTGTATTGTCCTGTTACTTTTTCTATTGTTTGTTTTATATCCATGTTACATTCTCCATCCTAATAGGTTATTTATAAGCCCTGAAGGGCTTGCAGACCTGTGGTTAAGCATTGATTCAAGCCAGAAGAAACCTACATCAGAATTCAGCCTATCAAGGATAAGTGCCGCACAGATAATAGCTATGGCAAAGCCAAGCGCCACAGCAAGGGCACGGATATATTTATCCTTTCGTCTAAGGTAGTCGGCCCGTTCATCAAGCAATTTATCCTTGGTCAGCAATTCCTTATCCCTAAACGCAATTTGTTCTTTAAGAAAATCAATTTTTGTACGGTCATCAGATTTCACGCTATCCAATTCAGCTTGAAGCCTTTTGCATTCGGTAGACAGTGCGGAATTGTCACCTTCCGCAGAGCCAGACAGGCCAGCCATAGCGCAGGGATATTGCCCCCAGGTTCCATTTACCAGAACACGCAGAATCCGGGCAACAGTAGACATCTTTATATCTTCAAAGTTGCCCGACAAAAAGCGGTCAACAGAAACCTTGGAAACATCGGCCTGTTTGGCAATATAAGAATTTGTCCATTTTGGATCCTGTGCGTGAAGATATTCTTTTCTAAGCCGACACCATTCGGAAAGCCTGGGCATTTCCATAGCAAGGAAATTTGGGCCGTCACAGTGTTTGCCTATATAAAGGCAGTCTATGCACATATTATAAGGCTTTTCTTCCAGTGTTTTTGGCGTAAAAGGCATGGCTGATCTCCTTATCATTTCTGTTGACTAAATGTCACATCTGGCTATTTTCAGCCACTTTTGACTATTGGTCGCCTCGATTGAATACCAAATAATCAGAAGTGATGATTAGTTGTCAGATGTTCGTATTGATAATTTTTCCATGAAATGATAGGTTGACCACGGGTCATGAATGGCCTATCATCCCGTAAGGTGTGGGGGTGGTAGTTTGGCAGCTGGCATCCCCACACTGTAAAAAATTTTCGCTTAGACATCTTTCGTTTGTTTTCGACATTGCCGCCTTGCTATCATTAGATGACTGAATTTTCCGAATATAGCAAGATATGTTGCAATACAGAAAATGTTTTTGTAATATAGTTTTAGAACACAAATCAGAACATGTGTTCTACTCGCCCCGGAAAGAAAGGACGGGAACGCAAATGCAGCAGATGAAAGAATACATAATAGAAAAACTTGAATTACTGTCAGATGATAAAATTGAATACCTATACCATCTAATAAAATTACTTTTCAGCCAATCTGCGAATTAAGTCTTGCACAGTTCGTTGATCATCATCATTAAGAGTAGAATATAATTCAACGAGTTCACGCAGATTGCTATCTATAAGCACTCTAGCACTAAGTTCAGCCGCTTCTTTAGGATTGGATCCAACGACCAAATCAGAGCCTTTAAGGTTTAATGCGGTGGCCAACTTTTGCAGGGTGCTTCTTTTTATATTCACTACTCTGCCGTTTTCGTACTTCGCAATAGCAGACTTCTGAACGCCAACAAGCTTTCCTAATTCTTCTTGTGTTAAGCCCTTTGCAATTCTGGCATCTTTTATTAATATGCCTACTTCCATTTTTTTCACCTCACTTGTGTCTTAATAATACATCATAGTGTCCCATAAAGCAAATATTTTTTAAGAAAAATCCAAAAAAGTTATTGACACCATAAAATTATCGTAGTATAGTAATGGTGTCCTAATCAGACACCGGAACACAACATCTGTGACGGTCACAAATTTTTTTACAATAATTGTGTCTGATTTGGACACTTTGCCAAATTCATTATTTTTAAAGGTAGGTGATAACATGAACAAAAATCTTCTGCGAAGCGTGATGGCGCTGCATGGTGACACCAATGCAACGCTGGCAGACTTCCTTGGAATCACGGAACAGAGCGTGTCAAACAAGATCAATGAGAACGGCACGGAATTCAAACAGGGCGAAATCACCAAAATCAAAGTCAGATACAATCTTGACAGCGATATGGTAGACCGCATTTTTTTTGCTGATTAAGTGTCTAATTTAGACACGACAGAGGTGATCCAATGAAAGAATTCATCTTTGAAAACGCAGTTGTCAGGATCCATCCCGGCAAGCTGTCAGAAGAAGAAAGACGGGCCGTCCTGGAAAAAGCCTGTGAAGACTTTTACAGGGCGATTCAGAAGAACAGAAAGGAGAAAGAACAGTGAAGAAAGCAATGTGCTTCCTGGCCTGTCTTGCAACGCTGACGGTTGCGGCCTATGCGCAGACAGAGCCTGAACAAACGGAAGCCCAGGTTGAAGCCGCTTGGCAGTGTGCATCCAGTGAAGCAATGGAAGCAGAGGTTCAAGAACTTCTGGCAAAGCCTGAATTCGATGAAGCCACTGTGACAGCGCTTGCACAGGCAGTTTGGGGTGAATGGGACGGCGGTGACAAGACCGAGAAAGCAGCGGTTGTCTGGTGCATTTTGAATCGTGCAGACAATTGGGACTCCACGGCGCTTGCGGAAGTCACGGCTGAAGGCCAGTTCCACGGCTACAATTCCCGGTGGCCTGTGACGGAAGAAAACAAGGCCATTGTGGAAGATGTGCTTTACAGACACTACCTAGAAAGCGTGGGCGTTGAAGATGTGGGCCGTGTACTTCCCAAGGAATACATGTGGTTTTACGGCGATGGATTGGACAACCACTTCAGGGACGGCTTCAGAGGAAACTACAACACCTGGGACTGGTCACTTGAAAGCCCTTATGAATGAAAGGACTGATATGAATGTATCGAACAGATGACCCACTGGCCGACTTCGACAGATGGGACGCAGAGCAGAGCAGACAAGAAAGGGAACTTCCCTGCTGCGTTGATTGCGGCGAACACATTCACCAGGAAGATGCCGTATATATGGACGGCCGCTGGTTCTGTGACAGCTGCCTTGATTCTTACCGAATGGCGGTGACGCAGGAATGACCAAGCAAGCGCTTCTTGAAAGCCTGAAGAACAATCGCACGAATTTGACAAGGCAGCAGACAAAGACAATCCGTGGACAAATCCTTGCCGGGGATTTGGTTGGCGCTGAAAAGGGATTGAACAAGCTTCTAAAGCGTGAGCCAAAGAAGTTGAAAGTTCTTGAATTGTTTGCCGGAACCAGGAGCATCAGCAAGGCTTTTGAAGCAAAAGGGCATGAAACATTCAGCGTGGAATGGTCAAAGGACTTTGACGGCATTGACCTTTATGCAGACATCTTGACCGTTACTGCCGATGAAATAATCCGAAAATTCGGAAAGCCGGATGTCATCTGGGCAAGCCCTGACTGCACCACGTTCAGCATAGCGGCAATCAGTCATCACAGACGGAAGAATCCTGAAACGGGCAATCTGGATCCGGTCAGCGATTATGCAAAGTTCTGTGACGAAGTTGACCAACATGTCTTGCGGTTAATCATGGCGCTGTCCCCAAAGTATTGGTTCATAGAAAATCCCAGGGGTGGAATGCGGAAGATGACCTGGATGCAGGGCCTTCCCCGGCACACGGTCACATATTGCCAATACGAACTGGACAAGCCAGTGGAACAAAGACGCATGAAGCCCACAGACATCTGGACAAATCATCCGGATCCGCAATTCAAGCCGATGTGCAAGAACGGTGATCCCTGTCATGAGAAAGCGCCCAGGGGCAGCAAGACAGGCACACAGGGCTTGAAGAACAGCAAAGAAAGAAGCGTCATCCCGGAAGCCCTTTGTCAGCACATCGTTGAAATCTGCGAAAAACATTAAAAGGAGAAAAGAACATTGGCAAGTCTTTATGAAATCGACAAAAGCATCTTGACCTGTTGCGACATGGAAACAGGTGAAATTCTGGATCCTGAACGCCTTGACGGGCTGATGATGGAAAGAGAACAGAAGTGCGAAAACATAGCGCTGTACATCAAAAACCTTCAGGCTGAGGCGCTGGCCTATGAAGCCGAAAAGAACGCATTTGCGGAGCGTGAAAAGGCCGCAAAAGGCAAGGTGGAACAGCTGAAGAAGTATCTTGCTTATGCCCTGGGCGGCGAAAAGTGCAGCACTTCCAAATGTGCTGTCAGCTTCAGACGGTCTGAAAAGGTTGACATCACAGACAAAAGCCTTATTCCCGTGGAGTTCTTCAAAACTTCCATTACATACGAACCTGACAAAACGGCAATCAAGAAGGCAATCAAGGACGGCCAGGAAGTCGGCGGCTGTCAGCTGATTGAATCCTTGAATCCGCAAATCAAGTGAAAGGAGAAGACAAGTGACACTGTTTAGAGATTTAAGGGCAGATGAAATTGAATGCCGGGTTGCCCAAGCCAAAGCAAATGGCGTTTCCCTGCTGCTATACAAAGATGCCCGGTGTGACATGAACATCCTGGATGAAACGGTTGGGCCTAACAACTGGCAGCGTCAGCACTGCCGGGACAACGCAAACTGCATTGTCATGATTTGGGATGACAAGAAACAGCAGTGGATTGGCAAGGAAGACACTGGCACGGAATCCAACACAGAAGCCGAAAAGGGCCTTGCTTCTGACAGCTTCAAACGGGCCTGTTTCAACTGGGGCATTGGCCGTGAACTTTACACTGCCCCGTTCATCTGGATCAATGCTGAAGACTGCACGGCGCTGAAACAGGATGGTCAGCGGTGGAAGTGCTTTGATTCCTTCACGGTTGAAAAAATCGTTATCGAAAACAAGAAGATTGTGGCTATCGCAATCAAGAACACCAAGAGTAAGAAGCGCTGCTTTGTGTGGCAAGACGAAGATTGGAAAAACAGAAAGGAAGGCAAATAAGAATGAATAAGTGGATTGGTATTGGAAGACTGGTTGCGGATCCTGAAGTCCGTTACAGCAAGGACAACAAGGCTGTTGCCCGTTATCGTCTGGCGGTGGACAGACAGTTCAACAGGAAGGTCAGCCGACTGCGGATTTTATCAGCTGTGTGGCCTTCGGCAAGGGCGGTGAATTCGCTGCCAAGTATCTGAAGAAGGGCACGAAGATTGCCATTGAAGGCCGGATCCAGACTGGCAGCTATGAGAAAGAAGGCGTGAAGTTCTTCACCACTGACATTGTGGTTGACCGTCATGAATTCGTTGAAAGCAAGCTTTCCGAACATCAGGCAGAGGAAGTCCAGGATGCCCCTATTGGCGGCGGCTTCACGGAAGTGCCGGATGATGACGATGAATTGCCCTTCTAAGGCGTAACATCACGAAAAGGAGAAAAAAGAAATGGTTACTATGCTGGTTGAATTTATCACGCCCAAGCTTGCGGCCACCTATCTTGAAAGAAACAAGAACAACCGCAACATCCGTGACCGTGTTGTTGAAGCGTATGCCCGGGAAATGAAGGCCGGGAATTGGGTTGTTCAGCACCAGGGCATTGCATTCAACGAAAACGGTGATTTGGTGGATGGTCAGCACAGACTTCACGCCATTGTCAAAGCTGGCGTTCCCATTCAGATGACTGTCACCAGGGGCTTGCCCGTTGAATGTGTTGGCGGCATTGACCAGGGTGCAAAGCGGAAGTTTGAAGATGTTCTGAAGATGCAGTATGCGGATGAAGCGGAAGAAGCGCTGAAGAACACACGCATGGTTGCAGCTATCCGCAATGTTGTCCGCAACAACATCAATCACAAAATGAACCTGACCTTCAATGAAATTCGGTTCATGTATAACGCATTCCGTGAAGAATTTGATGTCATCCACAGAATCACATGGGGTGGACACACGGGCATGACTGGTGAAGCTACCGGGGCCGTTGCGTCTGCGCTGATTTGGGGTGAAGACGAAGAAGCGGTTGTCAAGTGGTGCAAGGTGTTTGCAAGTGCGGATGTAAAGGACTGTGAAGGCTACAACATTGCGGCGGCTATCAACTGGCGGCGGCAGTTGGATGATGCCAAGCTGTCCAAAAGAGCCATCAACCGCACAAATCTGTTCCTGGGTACGGAAAACAGCATCTGGAACTTCTGCAATGACACGGAAGCCAAGGTCATCAAGATTCCGAAAGCGGTTCGCTATGAAATCAAGGGAACGCTTATCAAGGCTATTAATTCATGAAAGAGAGGAAACGGAAATGGCAACATCTGTTCAGATAACGGCAATCATCTGCTTGACGCTTGTGGCTATCTGCATCCTTGGGAAGATTGGCGGTAAGAAATGAAGTCCAAATATCACAGCAAGAAAATCACGATAGACGTCAAGACCTTTGACAGCAAAAAAGAAGCCGTCCGATATAAGGAACTTTCCCGGCTTGAAAAAGCCGGGAAGATCAAGAACCTGAAGTGTCAATTCACCTATCCGCTGATTCCGGCCCAATACGAATATGTCACAGACGAAAAGACCGGGAAGTAAAAGCGGAAGTGCGTTGAACGGGCCTGTGATTATATCGCAGATTTTGTTTACCAGGACGAAAGCGGACATTGGATTGTTGAAGATGTCAAGGGCTACAAAAAAGGCGGTGCTTATGCGCTGTTTGTGGAAAAGCGGAAGCTGATGCTTCATGTATATGGAATCAAGGTGAAAGAGGTTTAAAGAAATGACTTGCATAGAAAAGTTGGAAAAGGAAAGGCCAGAAATGCTTGATAGAAGATGTGATGGCGGCGCTCATGGTTGTCCTAGCGATTATGGCATCATGGACGATCCTGAAGGGTGTGACCACCGTAGCGAAGAAGCAAAATGTGACATGTGTTGGAACCGGGAAATCCCTGAACCAGAGAAAAAAGAAACCGTCAACCATCCGGCCCACTATCAAGGGAAGTTTGAATGCATTGATGAAATGCTTTCCCTGTTTGGCATTGATGCAGTCATGACCTTCTGCAAGCTGAATGTCTACAAGTACAGATTCAGAGCCAATCAGAAGAACGGCCAGGAAGACATTGAAAAGGCTGAATGGTATATGACCAAACTTAAAGAACTGCAATGGGAGAAAGAAAATGACTATTAATGAATATCAGAATGCGGCGCTGCGGACTGCCGCCACGGACAATCCTGAAGAACTTCTTATGAATGGCGTGATGGGCCTTGCCGGGGAATCCGGGGAATGCATTGACATGGTGAAGAAATGGCGCTTCCAGGGGCATGACCTTTACTGTGAAGACCTTGTAAAAGAACTGGGGGATGTTGCTTGGTATCTGGCTGTCACGGCCTTCAGCATTGGCTGTGACCTTGAAACCATTCTTCAGATGAACGTGGACAAGCTGAAGAATCGCTATCCTGACGGCTTTTCTGCGGAGCGTTCACAGCACAGGGAAGAAGGTGATGTCTAATGGCTAGCGTTAAAAATGTGTGCGTCTACGGCCTTGCTAGCACCATTTACAGAAGCGGCTATCCGATGATGGACAAGGCCCCGGATGATGTGCAGTTTGGTGAAGCTGTGAAAGACATTGAATGGGCCATTGTGACGGACACTGACAATCCCCATGTCAAACGGGCTATTAAACTAGCAAATGCCAAGGGCGGTGGGCATGATCAGTTCTTGACTGGAATCATTGTCAACTTTGACCTTTGCATCAGCAATAAAGCCTGGGTGGAAGCGGAGCGATACACGTTCCTGAACTTCATTTCTTCCATGTCCACCATGCACAGGATTTCCAAGCTTCCCATCTGTGACTGTTGCAACGAATTCACGCAGGAAGAAGCAATCCGCAAAGCGGAACAGCTTCAGTGGGCCTACAACAGCATTGATGGAACGTAACATCCTGAAGCGAAAAAGGAAGCATATCTGAAGCTTCTGTATAATCTTCCGTCTGGTTTTGAATTGACGGCGGCTATGACCACCAATTACAGATGCTTGAAAAACATCTATGCACAGCGCCGGAATCATCGGCTTCCTGATTGGAAGGTTGTCTGTGACTGGATTGAAACACTGCCCATGGCGGCAGAACTTATCACAGGAAAGGTTGGTAAAGATGGATGATTTGAAAACTATGTCTAAATTGGTCAAGCGGATCCTTGAAACGGATCCGCAGACCAGAAACAGTGACAGCTTTTTATATCTTGCGGTGGTAAGACACTATGCCAAAGTAAACGGCTTTTATAGCATTGAGAAAATCCCTGTGACGGTCTTTCTTGAACACATGGGGGCTTGGCGGTTCCCACCTTTTGAAAGCGTCAGACGGACACGCCAGAAGGTTCAAGCGGAATATCCTGAACTGGCAGCTTGCAAAAAGGTGTCTGATATGCGTTGCGAAAAAGAAAAGGAATACAGGGCCTTTGCCCTTGGTGATGCATGATGGATGGAATCAGTGTTGGAACAAAAGTCCGCATGGCCCCTTACTTTGGCGGCAAGGACATTGGACGGCCCCTGGATACGGCAACGGAATATGACGGCACTGTGATCTACATCAACCAGAAGGGCAGATTCTACACGGTGGAATTTGATTTGCCCTATGGAAGAAAGTTAAGGGAATCATTCAAATTTGATGGGCGGTGAAGCAAATGGCTGATGTTAAGTGGATCGAAATAACCACTGACATCTTTGATGATGAAAAAATCCTGCTGATAGAAAGCCTTCCTGATGCTTATTCCATCATTGTTGTGTGGTTCAAGCTGCTATGCCTGGCCGGGAAGCAAAACAACAGCGGTGTGTTCATGATGAACAACCAGATTGCCTACACAGACAAGATGCTGGCAACTATCTTCAGGATGAAGGAAACAACGGTTCAACTTGCCCTTCAGACTTTTCAGCAGTTTGGGATGGTGGAAATCATTGACGGTGTTATCACCATCCCCAACTGGGCAAACATCAGAACTTGGATCAGTTGGAATCAAGGAAGGAATATATGCGCAATTATATGAAGGATTACAGGGAAAAGCAGAAGCTTTTAACAAGTAAACCTTCCAGTAAAACTAACAGTAAATCTAATGTTAGCGAAGCAGAAGAAGATAAAGAAGAAGAAAGAGATAAAGAATTAGATAAAGAAGAAATACATAAAGAAAAGGCTGACTGTCAGCAGATAGCTGACCTGTACAATTCCATCTGTGTTTCTTTACCTTCTATTAAATCTCTTTCTGAAGCACGGAAAAAGGCAATCAAGGCCAGGCTGAAGACATACACGGTTGATGACTTCAAGACTGTCTTCATGAACGCTGAAGCTCCTTCTTTCTTGAAGGGCAGCAATGACAGGAACTGGACGGCCACATTTGACTGGCTGATTAAAGACACCAACATGGCAAAGGTGCTTGATGGCAACTATGTGGACAAGCCCAAACGTTACGGCAAGAAAGAGATTGTGCCGGACTGGTGTCAACATGATGGGCCGGATGCGAAAGCCATTGAACAAATGCAGAAGCTGCGGCAGAAGATAAAAACTGCCGGGAATGACGAAGGTGTCAAGCAAAGGGCCGAAGACCTTAAAAGGCAACTTGGGGGTAAGTAATGAAACCTAATTCACCTTGCTTGGATTGTTCTGACAGACAGCTTGGATGCCATGCGACTTGTGGCAGATATTTTGACTTTAAGAATAAGTCTGAAGAATTCAAGCAATTAGTAAGTGATATAAAAACCAAAGAGGATCTTGCCATATCGTATGAAGTCAATGATATGCGCAAGAAGAAGAAAAGGAGAGGTATTAAATGAGCGGTGATCTGATAAGCCGGAACGCATTGCTGAGAAGCATCTCCCATCTAAGCAAAGTAGATAACTTGACAGAGGAGTTTGTACCTGCTGCATTAACGATGTTTCATGCCGTTGCATATTACATCCAAGGCGCCCCCGCCGTGGACGCTGTGGAAGTGGTGCGGTGCCGGGATTGTAAATATCACGCTTGGGACGATGATGTTGACTATGTGTGCTTGCTCACAGGGAAGTACACGGGATTTGAAGACTTCTGCTCCTACGGAGAAAGGAAAGACAATGGCGTTTAGTAAGGAAACACGTCAAGCGGTTTATGCCAAGTATAACGGTAGATGTGCCTATTGTGGGAGAGCGATAGCTTACAAGGATATGCAAGTGGATCACTTTGTTGCAAAGAGGGGCTGGAACGAAAGTGGAAGTGATGATATTTCCAACCTTATGCCGTCTTGCAGAATGTGCAACCATTACAAGAGGGCAAACACCCTTGAAACATTCCGTAGGTACATCCAAGAGATCCCACGGAAACTGCGTGAGAACTACATATACAAAATTGGCGTTGTTTACGGCAATGTCATAGAAAATCCGACACCGATTGTGTTTTATTTTGAGAAAGCCGGAGAAAGGAAAGGCAATGACTGAACTGAAACCGTGCCCGTTTTGTAGGGGGAAAGCAAGGCTGAACTACCACCAGACGAAATATTATGGGCAGAACGGAATTGGAGCAAAGAAAATCAAATACACCGGGTACATTGTCTGCAACAAATGTCTTTCCCGTGGCAAACCTGTCTCGGTTGTTGCCGATAATGTGCATTGCCTGGGTTGGTGCAAAGAACTGAAAGAAAAAATGTTTCCGCTTGCCGCCGAAGCATGGAACAGGAGAGTAGACAATGACTGATGCTGAAAAACTGAAGCTGATAGACAACATTATTGCGGATGCCTATGAGTTCATCGTGGCTGACGAAAGAAAAGAAGGCTACTTTGAAGGCGTTTTGATTGGCATTGGTGATGAATACGAATTGCCGATATTCATAGCTGACACAGTGAAGGAGATGGCCGAAATAAGCGGTCTGACTGTCAGCACAATCAACACGCACATCTACTTGAATGGACATCGAAAGAGAAAACACAGAAGCCGTCATACTTTTATAAGGGTGGTGATCTAAGTGGGTAAATGGGTCAAGTATAGGCCAAAGAAATGCCGGGTCTGTAATGGACAAGGCTTTGTCCCACATTGGGAAGTTATAGGCACAGTGCCAAGGGTGCATAAATTGCGATGCGCATGGTGCTTCGGCACAGGGCACAGCTTCGATTTAGAAAAGGTGGAAGAAGGTGAAGATAATGGGCGACGCAAAAGCTTTCTTGCAGCAAGTCAAGCTGTATGACACGAACATTGACAGCAAGCTTGAAGAAGTGGCGAGGCTGAAGGATTTGATGCTGAAGATAACAACCACGCTGAAAGGGGATCCGGTGTCTGGAACACGCACGGTTGACAAAATGGGTGATGCTGTGTCCAAGATTGTTGACCTGGAACGTGAAATCAATGAAGACATTGATGCCTATGTCCTTCTGAAGCGTCAAGTCCGGGATGTGGTGGAAAAGGTCAAGGATCCTGATCAAGCTGCTGTGCTGTATAAGCGTTATTTCCATTATGAGCATTGGGAACAGATTGCTTATGAAATGGGCTATACATACAGGCACATAACCAGGATCCACGGGCATGCCCTTCAGACAGTAGAAAAGCTGCTGAAGCGTGAAAGTTGTCCTTAAATGTCCTTGAATGTCCTATTAATAATTTGATATTGTTATAGTGAAATAGAAAACAGAAAATTGATTTTATCCTTTCCCTATATACAGGGGCAAGCCAGACGGGTTCCATTCTCCTTACCGTCTGGCTTTTTTTATTTGGGGGTGCTTGCTTGAAACCAATCAAATGTGATTTGCCTTTCGCAAAACAGATTGAACTTCATCCGCTGGCGGACTTCCACCTTGGTGACATCAATTCAGATTTTAAGCTGATCATGAAGACGCTTGAACACATCCAGAACACGCCAAACGCCTATTGCATTTTGGGCGGTGACTTGATGGATGCGGCCATTGCGGCAAGTGTTGGTGACACTTACGGTGCAAAGCTTCAGCCGATGGAACAGCTGAAACAGTGTGTCAAAATCTTTGAACCTATCAAGGACAAAATTCTGGCGGTGCTTCCCGGCAACCATGAACAACGCATTTACAAAATGGACGGCATTGACATCACGGCTTTGATGTGCAGTCAGCTTGGAATCCAGGAACGATATAGTCAGACAACGGCATTGCTGTTCATTCGCTTTGGTAAGAGTTCAAGCAAGACGCATAACAGGCCACAGCTTTACACGGCTTATGTGACACATGGTTCTGGTGGCGGCAGAAAAGAAGGCGGCAAGGTCAATAGGCTTGCTGACTTGGCTTCTATTGTGGATGCTGACATCTACATCCACGCACACACGCATTTGCCCCTGGTCTTCAAGGAAGCATTCTTCCGTGTTAGCAGCGGCAATTCTTCTGTTGCTGAAGTTGACAAGCTGTTTGTGAACACGGCAGCGGCCCTGTCTTATGGCGGTTATGGTGATGCGCAGGGCTATAAGCCTTCTTCCAGGCGTTATCCTGTGATTTACCTGGACGGCTTGAAGCATGATATGTTTGCGCAGCTGTAAATTAGATGAAAGAAGGTGATGATTGTGGCACTGACAGCAAAACAACAGCGTTTCTGTGATGAATATCTGATTGACCTTAAGGCGACACAGGCCGCAATCAGAGCCGGATATTCTAAAAAAACGGCTGGCGTGATAGGTGTTGAAAACTTAAAAAAACCTAGTATCAAAGATTACATAGACAAACGAATGGCCGAAAAGGAAGCGGAGCTTATTGCGGATCAGGATGAAGTGCTTAAATACTTGACTGCTGTTCTGCGTGGAGAAAGCAAAGCAAGTGTTCTGGCCCGTGATGAAATGGGCGCTGACCGTGTGATGGTGAAGAATCCTGATGAAAAGGAACGCTTGAAGGCCGCTGAATTGCTTGGCAAGCGTTATAGCTTGTTTAAGGACAATGTGAAGCTTGATGTCACGCCTGTTGTGATAGGTGGTGATGATGGCCTTGAAGACTGACGAAGCAATCAAGATCCATCTTCCAGACATTGTGGGCAAGGGTTACGGCACGTTTTGGCGCTATAAGGGCCGTTATCGTGTATGTAAGGGAAGCCGTGCTTCTAAGAAGTCCAAGACATCCGCTTTGTGGTTCATTGTGAACATGATGAAATATCCTGAAGCAAACACACTGGTTGTCAGAAAGACATTCAGAACGCTGAAGGATAGCTGTTTCACAGAACTGAAGTGGGCTGTGCATCGTCTGAAGGTTGATGCATGGTGGGAATTCAAAGAAAGCCCGTTAGAAGCCACATACACGCCCACAGGTCAAAAGATTTATTTCCGTGGGTTAGATGACCCTTTGAAAGTAACGTCAATCACGGTTGATGTAGGTGTCTTGTGTTGGGCATGGCTTGAAGAAGCCTATGAAGTCATGAAAGAAGATGACTTCAACATCCTGGACGAATCCATCCGTGGTGAAGTGCCGGAAGGTCTGTTCAAACAGTGGACAATCACATTTAACCCTTGGAATGAACATCACTGGCTGAAGAAACGCTTCTTTGATAATCCAGATGATGAAACGCTGGCAATGACAACCAACTACATGTGCAATGAATGGCTTGATGCGGCTGACATCAAAGTCTTTGAAGACATGAAGAAGCGCAATCCCCGGCGCTATGCCGTTGCAGGATTGGGCGGTTGGGGCATTGTGGACGGCCTTGTCTATGAGAATTGGAAAGAAGAAGCCTTTGACATTGACGAAGTAAGAAGCAGACCTGGTGTTGTTTCTGCCTTTGGCCTTGACTTTGGCTATACAAATGACCCATCAACATTGTTTTGCGGACTGCTTGACCAAACGGCCTAGCAGCTTTTTGTGTTTGATGAAATGTATGAAAAAGGACTGTCCAACAAGCGTATTGCTGAAACAGTCCAGGACATGGGCTATGGGAAAGAGCGGATCACGGCTGATTCCGCTGAACCGAAGTCCATTGACGAATTGAAAAGCTTGGGCTTGCGTGTCAAGGGTGCTGCCAAAGGTAAGGATAGCATCAAGAATGGCATTCAGTGGATTCAAGACCTTGAAATCATCATCCATCCCCGGTGTGTGAATTTCATTACTGAAATAAGCAACTACACCTGGGACACGGACAAATTCGGCACAAAGCTGAATGTGCCTATTGATGATTTTAACCATCTGATGGATGCCATGCGCTATGCCCTTGAAAAGTATATCACTGGTTCTAAGTGGCTTGTATAAAAGAAGGTGAACAAATGCTGAAAGTTGAAGAAATCGAGACATTCATTGACAATGACAAAGCAAGTGACAAGAAGCGTCATGCAAGGGTTGGTCAGCGCTATTACGAAGCTGACCACGATATTAAGGACTATCGCATTTTCTTTGTAAATGCGGATGGACAGCTTCAGGAAGACAAGACGAAATCCAACATCAAAATCAGCCATCCGTTCTTTACGGAACTGACAGATCAGTTGGTTCAGTACATTCTTTCTGGGGAAGATGGCTTCATTCGTTCTGATCTGCCTGAACTTCAGACGGAATTGGATGCATACTTCAATGACAATGAAGACTTCACGGCTGAACTGTATGAAGTACTTACTGGCTGCGTTGCCAAGGGCTTTGAAAACATGTATGCCTACAAGAACGCTGAAGGCAAGACGGCCTTCCAGTGCGCTGACAGCTTGGGCATCGTTGAAGTCAAGGCCAAGGACGCTTCTGACGGCCAGGATCATATCATTTACTGGTATGTTGACAAGATTGACGAAGACGGCAACAAGGTCAAGAAGATTCAGGACTGGGATTCCAAGCAAGCCATGTTCTATGTTCAGGTGGAAGATGGAAAGATTGAGCCGGACAAAGACTGCGCAATCAATCCCAGGCCGCATGTCATCTATAAAAAAGATGGTGATGAAAGCATCTATTATGAAGACTATGGCTTCATTCCCATCTTTCGGCTTGACAACTGCAAGAAAAAGTTCAGCGGCCTGAAGCCTATCAAGGCACTAATTGATGACTATGACCTGATGTCCTGTGGTCTGTCTAACAACATCCAGGACACCAATGAAGCGCTGTATGTGGTCAAGGGTTTTCAGGGTGATAACCTTGATGAACTGATGTTCAACACCAAGGCAAAGAAGCACATTGGTGTTGATGAAGACGGCGGCATTGATGTTGTCACTGTTGACATTCCCTATCAGGCAAGACAGGCCAAGCTTGAACTGGATGAAAAGAACATCTATCGCTTTGGCATGGGCCTGAATACGGCTGGACTGAAGGACACTGCGGCAACTACAACGTGGCTATCAAGTCCGCTTATACGCTTCTGGATCTTCGTGCAAACAAGCTTGAAGTCCGGCTGAAACAGTTCCTGCGCAAGCTGCTGAAAGTTGTCCTGAAGGAAGTTAATGACGAAAAGGGCACGGACTATCAGCAGAAGGATGTCTATTTTGTCTTTGAACATGAAGTTCCGACTAATGCCCAGGAGAACGCACAGATTGAACTGACCAATGCACAACGGAAGCAAGCGGAAATTACCACGCTGCTGAACCTGTCCACGCAGCTTGACAATGAAGCGCTGATGCAGCTTATCTGTGAACAGCTTGACCTGGACTATGATGACATCAAAGACAAGCTTCCGGATCCTGAAGCCAATGATCCCTATGCCGCACAGAAAGCCATAGATTCCACTGTGGTTGAAGATGAACCTGTTGTGGGTGATGTGATTGAATAAGCGTGAACGTGAAGTTATGCAAGCGCAGCTTGATTCTGAAAAGGCTGTGCTTGCTGAACTAAAAAGGCAGTATCAGTCGGCGCTTGACCAAATCAATGAAAAGATATTGATGCTTCAAGCGGATGAACTTACACAGTCCAAAGTCTATCAGCTTCAGTATCAACAGGCATTGAAAGGCCAAGTGGAAGGCATTATTGAAAAGCTTCATGGTGACGAATACACCACTATTCAGCAGTTTTTGTCTGACAGCTACACAATGGGCTTTGTGGGCACGATGTATGACATGGCCGGGCAGGGCATTCCGATGATTCTTCCCATTGACCAGAAAGCAGCTGTGAAAGCTATTCTGACAGATAGCAAAATCAATGACGGCCTTTATAATTCGTTGGGTGTGGATGCAAAAATCCTAAAGAAAAGCATCCGGCAGGAAATCGCAAGGGGCATTGCAAGTGGCTTGACCTACAATGACATTGCCAGGAACATTCAGGCAAGAACCAAAGCACCTTTGTCCAATGCCAGACGGATTGTCCAGACGGAAGGTCATAGAATCCAACAGTCTGCCACATTTGATGCACAGCAAGCGTCCAAAGAAAAGGGTGCTGATGTTGTCAAGCAGTGGGATTCAACACTGGATGGGGCGACAAGGCCCACACACAGAAAGCTTGACACACAGATCCGGGAAGTGGATGAACCGTTTGAAGCGGATGGCAAGGAAGCCATGTTCCCTGGTGACTTCGGTGATCCTGCGGAAGATTGCAACTGCCGTTGTGTGAGCCTTACACGGGCAAGGTGGGCATTGGATGAAGATGAACTTCAGACAATGAAAGACCGGGCCGCTTACTTTGGCTTGGACAAGACAAAAGACTTTGAAAGCTTCAAGAACAAATACTTGAAATCAGCTGATGAAAATGTTATAATGGAATCTAAAAACATAGCGTTCTATGGTGATCCCATAAGGCAATCAGTTGGTGCAAAGTCTGGGTCTTATCCAAATGTAGAAAATCCGTTCACAGGTGAAAAAGTGGAATTTGTGGCTGGAAGTAGACCTGAATATCCGCATGACCACCTATTGGCCGGGAAAGGCAGCAGGAAGCCAATCAATAAGATTGATGACCTGGTTAGGGATTACGGCGGCAAGCCAGAAGAATGGAAGCATGAAAAAGCTTTCTATTGGGTTTATGACAGTGTTGGTGATGAACGCCAGGTTAGCATCCACTGGTTTGAAGCCCCGGGCACAGGAAGACAAGAAGAATTCATAAAACTTTACAACGGGATGATGTACCGTGACGAATATGAAGACATTTAAGGTAAAATATATATCTGATAAGAAGTCCGTGTTCTTCAAGAAGGGTGAAGTGTATGAAGCATTCTTGCCCAAAGACAATCAGAGTGGTGATATTTTTGCCTTTCACCTTGAAAACATGGATGAACCGGGAGATTATGCGCTTCCGGCCAGTAGATTTGAAGTAATCGAAGAATAAAGCACTGTGCAAATAATGCATAGTGCTTTTTTCATGCCCTAAGTTAACCACAATTTAATAACAGAAAAAGAAGCAACTTGTAAGAAAGATTTACAGGTTGCTTTTTTAATTACAAAAAAGAAAGGATCTGAAAAAGCAATGGAAGACATTAGCGTGACTTGTATCAGCATCATGATCATCAGCTACCTTGTTGGGGAAGTTCTGAAAGCCCTGAAGGTTCCTGATGAATGGATCCCTGCCGCCAATGGCGCTGTTGGTGCTGTGCTTGGCGTTGTCGGCCTGTTTGTCATCCCTGACTTCCCTGCTGCGGATGTCATGTCGGCTATCAGCGTGGGCATTGTGTCCAGTTGGTCTGCCACTGGCCTTGACCAGACCATCCGGCAGAGAGTTAAAGCGAAAACTACGGAACGCGGTGAATCTAATGGCTAAGAAAATTTTCCTGTCCCCGTCTGATCAGACCAGAAATGCTTATGCTTACGGCAACACCACGGAAGCTATTCAGTGTGGCAAGGTTGCAACGGCCCTGAAAGCCGCCCTTGAACGCTGCGGCTTTGAAGTGAAGCTGATGCATTATTACACCATGGCAAACAAGGTGGCTGCGTCCAAGTCTTGGGGCGCTGACCTGTACATTCCCATTCATTCCAATGCCCATGATGGCAGTGTGAGCGGCACACGCCTTTTCTGCTATGACTTTGATGGTGAAGGCTACAAGGCTTGTAAGGCTGTTTTCAAATACCTTGCACCCATCACGCCTGGTAAGTCCGAGAACATCAAGGAATATCCTGGCCTGTATGAAGTTAAATATCCTTCTGCACCTACTGTCTATGTAGAAACGGATTTCCATGACAATTACAATGCCGCCAAGTGGCTTGTGGAGAACGTGGAAGCCATTGCTGAAGCGATTTGCAAGGGCGTGTGTGAATACTTCGGTTATACCTACAAGGCCGTAGAGGTCAAGGAAGAAGCTGTGGAAGAAGATGTCCCGGATGTGCTTTACCATGTCCAGGTGGGTGCTTTCCGCAGCAAGGCAAACGCTGAAGCGCTGAAGGCCAAGCTTGAAGAAGATGGCTATGACACTTTCATGAAGACCGAAAAGATCAACTAATTAAATCCGGCATAGGGGCACTTTTATAGTGTCCCTTTTTATATTTCCACCTTTATAAGCCAGGTGTAAAGGAAGCTTCAAAAACATCTATATCATGGCCGCAAACCATGTAAAAAAGCGTAATAGAAAGGATGCAAAAAACAATGACTATCGCAGAAATACTAAAGGCAAAGGGCCTTGATGACGCTGTTATCAAAGAAATCCAGGACGAAATGAAAGCTAACAAGATTTTCACGGCCAGTGAAGAAAATCTTGACATCAGATATGGAAAGCTGAAGACAGACCATGATGGCAAGCTGGCCGAACTGACCGAAGCACAGAATCTGATTGCAGAACTTAAAAAGAACAATAAGGGAAATGAAGGATTACAGCAGCGTATTACTGACTATGAAGGACAGATTGAAAAGCTTCAGGCCGAACTGGAACAGACCAAGCTTGAAAGTGCAATCCAGGTGGAACTGCTTTCTGCAAAAGCAATTACTGAAGATATTGACTACCTGACTTTCAAGCTGAAAGAAAAGGGTGAACTTGCCCTGGATGAAAACGGCAAAATCAAGGGGTGGGATGACAAGCTTGCCGGACTGAAGACGCAGTTCCCCACGCATTTTGAAAGTGCTGGTGGCAAGAAGTATGAAGAATACAAGCTTCCGGGCACTGAAGGCGGCGGCGATTCTGTGAGCAAAGAAACCTTTGCCAAGATGGGATATCAGGACAGATTGAAACTGTACAACGAGAATCCCAAAGCCTATGAAGAACTAACTAAAAACTAATATTTGAAAGGGTGTATTTATTATGGCTAACCAGACCACTATGATCGATGACCTGATCAATCCCCAGGTCATGGCTGACATGATCAGCGCCAAAGTTGAATCCAAAATTGTTGTTGCTCCTTTTGCGAAGGTTGACACTTCCCTGGTGGGCGTTCCCGGCAACACCATCACTGTTCCCCAGTATGCCTACATTGGTGATGCGGAAGACATTGCTGAAGGCATTGCTGCCGAAACCGTGAAGCTTGCCACTTCCACCACTGAAGTGACTGTCAAGAAGGCTATGAAGGCCGTTGAACTGACTGACGAAGCTGTTCTGTCTGGCTATGGCAATCCTGTTGGCGAAACCAACAATCAGCTTGCCAAGTCCATTGCTTCCAAGGTTGATGTTGATGCTATGGCTGCCCTTCAGGGTGCGCAGCTGATCTATGACGGTTCCGCTTCTGCCATCACCTACGCTGGCATTGTGGATGCCATTGACCTGTTTGATGAAGAAGTGAACACTGACAAGGTGATTTTCGTGCATCCCAAGCAGGTGACTAAGCTGCGCAAGGACGCTGATTTCATGAGCGCTGACAAATATCCCGGCAATGTTGTTATGAGCGGCGAAATTGGCAAGATTGCCAACACCCGTGTTGTGCCTTCCAAGAAGGTTCCCATGGCTGACGGCGTTTATGCTTGCCCCATTGTCAAGCTGAACAACGATGCCGAGACCGAGGATGACGCTGCTGCGCTGACCATCTATCTGAAGCGTGACACCAACGTGGAAACCGAGCGTCAGAGCCTGTCCCGTAAGACTGACATCAGCGTTGACAAGCACTATGCTGTTGCGCTGTCCAACACTTCCAAGGTTGTGCTTGCTAAGTTTAAAGCCTAAACGAAAGGATGAATCCGCATGATCATGACTGTTGCCGAACTTCGGCAGTTCATTGACACGGATGTTGAAGATCAGGTGCTTGAAGCCAAGCTTCAGGCACTTGAACTTCTTATCAGAGCGCATACGAATAACAATTTTCAGGTTAGGGCTTTCCGGGCCGTGGCTGTGGCAATGGCTGAAGGGAATCAGCTGCTATTCAACAGCGCTATTCCCTTTTCCATTGGTGATACGTTGCATATCACTGATTCTGATTTTATGCAGGATGCGCTTGTTACCGTGGTAAGTGTGTCTGGTGGATCAGTCACGGTCAATGAAGACCTGTATGACGAATCCGGCGTGGTTGTCACGAAGGTCAAATATCCCCAGGATGTCAAGATGGGTGTTGCCAATCTGATGAAGTGGGAACTGGACAACCGTGAAAAGGTTGGTGTGGCTTCTGAAACCATTTCCCGGCATTCTGTGACCTATTTCAACATGGACGGGGATAATTCCATTATGGGTTATCCTAAGTCCCTAATGGGCTTTCTACGGCCCTATAAGAAGGCCCGTTTTGGTCAGGGGGTCAGGGTATGAAAGGCATAGGCGGCAACATCAAAGCAAACGTCCAGGTCTTCACAGCGGCCAAGAATGAAATTGGTGAGAATGTGCAGACCTGGGCCGATGTCCAGAACATCAAAGGCTGGCTTGACCTTCAAAGCGGTGATTCCAAATATAGCACCTATCATGCCAAGATCCAGGAATCCACGCACATCTTCATTGCTGACTATGTGCCGTTGGATTCCCGGATTAAAGCTGAAAATGCCAGAATGGTCATCAACGGCAATCGTTATGACATCATGCTGATTGACAATCCTATGGAACTGAAGACGGGTTCCCAACTGGAATTCTATCTGAAGTTCACGGGGGGTCAGTGATATGTCACACGTTGAATTCACGGACAATAGGGTTCAAGTGAAAGCTGCGCTGAATGACGCTGTGTTGCAATGGCTAGAAGAAGCGTCCAGTGAACTTGAATCCCAAACCAAACGTAATTCAAGACCAATAAAATACGGCGGCTATGACGTCAAGGGAAGTTGGTCACACATCGTGGATGAATCCAAGAAAGAAGCCAGGGTTGGCAGTCGGTTGGAAGCAGCCTATTGGGAAGAACTTGGCACTGGTGAATATGCCCTAAACAAAGACGGACGCAAGGGCTGGTGGGTGTACGTCGAAGGAAGTTCCACGCATCCTAGCAGACAGCCTGTCAGAACCAAAGAAGAAGCGTTGCAGACTGCCGCTTTCCTAAGATCCCAGGGGCTTGACGCCCATGCTACAAACGGCACAGAAGCAAACAGACCGCTTCACAGAGCGTTTACAGCAAACAGGGCAAAAATAACACGAAGACTTGAACAAATCCTGAAAGGGGCGCTTGGCTGATGTCAATACAGGTGCTTAAAATCGTATCAAGCGCCATGACTGAACTTGGCATTGAATACGGCTTTGTTAGCTATTCTGGAAATCCTACTGTATATCCATATGCAGTGGGAGAATACCAGGAAACAGAGCCAGTGACGGAAGATGGCCTTATTGAAGGCACATTCACGCTGACGCTGTTTCATCGTGGGGAATGGCTTGACCTTGAAAGAGCAAAAGAGAAAATAGAACGATATTTCAATCAGGTATCTGGAAAAACGGTCATCACTGACAACGGGTCAGGGGTGGCTATTTTTTATGCCGGATCCATGATTGTTCCGACTGGTGACGCTGAATTGAAGCGTCTGCAAATCAATCTAAGTATTAATGAATGGAAGGTGACGATATGAGCAGAGAAGGCAAGACTGGCGTGTCCACCAACACGCCGAAAAACATTCTGTTTGGCGCTGGCACTATCCACAAGGGTCTGAAGTATGAAGGTTCTTCCTGGAACTTTGAAGCTTCCATTGTGGGTGCTACTTCTGGCGGTTCCAAGCTGTCCATCATCCCTGAAGTGACCAAGGTTGAAGTGGACGGTGCGCTTGTTGCTGTCAAGGGCCTGACTGTCAAGACTGGTGAACCCGCCAGCATGGAAGTGAACTTCATTGAACTGACCCAGGACATCATCAAGGCCGCTACCATTGGCGCTGCTGGCACTTCTGATGACACCGCCTATGATGTCATCGTGTCCAAGGCCAGTATTGTTGAAGGCGACTATTGGGAGAATATCGCTTTTGTGGGCAAGACCCTGGAAGGCAAGAACATCATTGCTATTCTGGAAAATGCCCTTTGCACTTCCGGCTTTGAGCAGGAAGGCAAGAACAAGGAAGGCGCTATTGGCAAGTATACCTTTGAAAGCCACGCTGAACTTGATTCTGACCTGGACACCCTGCCTTGGAAGATTTACTATCCCAAGGCTTCTTGATGAAACACTTTATGCAAGGCCGCTTTCTATGAAGGCGGTCTTGCGCTTTTAATTTATCTGTCAAAAAACTATTTGAAAGGAACGGAACAATGACGGAAATCAAAGAGAACGAAAAGACCTATGAACTTCGGAAACTGACTGCGTATGATGTGTTCCCTATGTTCCAGATTATTTCTAAAATCGGCATCAAGGAATTCAAGACTTGTTTTGATGCACCTGAAGTGAAAGCTGCTTTGGAGAAGATGGCCGCAGGGGATGAAACTGCCAATCTGAATTCTGTTGGCCTTATCGTTGCGCTGGATGTGGCTAGCCTTCTGATGGCTAATCTGCCTAAGTGCAAAGAAGACATCTATCTGCTTCTGGCACAGCTGTCCGGTATGAACAAGAAAGAAATTGCTTCCCTTGATCTTGTGACCTTCACGGATATGGTCATTGATGTTATCAGAAAGGAAGAATTCGCTGATTTTTTTCAGCGTGTTTCCAAATTGTTTCGGTAAATGAAATCAAGTTCATGGATATGCTTTTTCAGCGCTATGCCAATCCGCTGATGTTGATTGACAGGATGCTGATGACAGGCAGATTCCGTGAATTTGTCGATGAATTTATAAACATCCGCAACGAAGAAACAGAAGACAAGACGCTGTGGGAATTCTGGCTGCACAAAGTTCTTGATAAGACATTCAATGAATTCATGGATTCACTGAAGTCCGAAAAAGACAATGCACCAACGGAAGAAGAATTGATTGCTACTGTTACGGGATCGGTAGGCATATTGCATGGCTTTAATCTTTCGTGATGAAAGAAGGGTTGAAGCATGGAGCTTTTCAGGCTTCTTGGAACTATTGCCGTTGATAATGATGCGGCAAACCGGGCTTTGGATGAAACAGGCCAAAGAGCGGAAAGCACTAGCAACCAAACACAGGGAGCATTCAGCAAGATTGGATCTGTTGCCGGGGGCCTGGTTAAGACCTTTGCAACAATTGGCGTTGCCCTGGGTGGCGCTTGGGTGGCAGCAATAGAATCCACACGGGAATATAGAACTGAAATGGGCAAGCTTGACACTGCCTTCCAGGTGTCCGGGCATTCGTCTGAAGTGGCCAAACAGACCTATTCAGATTTGAATGCCGTCCTGGGTGACAGTGGACAGGCCGTTGAAGCTGCACAGCATCTTGCCAAGCTGACAGACAATGAAAAGGATCTTCAGACCTGGACAAACATCTGCACGGGCGTTTATGCCACTTTCGGCGAAAGTCTTCCCATCGAAGGCTTGACAGAAGCGGCAAATGAAACAGCAAAGACAGGCATCCTGACAGGCGGTCTGACAGATGCGCTGAACTGGG